CAATGAAACCGCAGTAGAACCAATAGTAATCGAAGAATTATCTAATGAACTATTTGGTATACTATTAAGGTTAGCACCACTACCACTGAACGAACCAATTACTTGACCTTGGAATGTTGCATCTTTACTCGAAGAATCAAAGGTCACCGCAGTTCCTGATTCACCATTGGTTGATAATATTAAATCGTTAGTCGAGAATATTCTGAAATTGTTGGACCCATCATTGTCAAAAGCCCCAACATTAGTCATTCTAAGACCGTCCCCATTCTGTGAAATTCTTAAAACGCTATTAGCATAAACAGTATCCGCAGTTATCGAAGTAAGACCTGCAATAGAAGATGCTGTTCCTCCAAGTGATACAGATGTACTACCAAGAGTTAGTGATGAATTGGTAAGACCTGCATTAGGAACAGTGCCGAAAGAGAGAGCTCCCGAACCATTAGTCAGTAATACCTCATCAGTAGACCCATCTGAAGTTGGGAATGTGTATGCTGAATTAAATTGTATAACACCACCCGTCGAAATGTTGATACGGGTAGTGGTATTTGTTCTAAGATTCAATCCTGAACTATTACTATAATAAACTCCGTTATGGTTTGCCATTTTATATGTTTTCTCTTTCTTTTATTTTTTGGCTATGGGGGAGGGTTAACTCCCCCAATCATATCTAATGATAAATACTTTTAAAATAATTTATAGAGTATAAATTAGATTACTTGTACCCATCCAAATGATTTATAGATGTAAACACCTTCATCACCATCAGTTTGATATACTAACAAACCTGTCGCTGGTGAAGAAATAGCACCTCTCTGAGTCTCTGTCATTCTCGGGAAAAGGAAACCTTTCGTAGTCGATGACACCTCAAGTACTGCAGAAGCAGCAGGTGCAGCGACCCCGATACCTACAGCGTTTTGTGAATCATCAACAGAAAGTGTTGTTCCATCAACCGTGAAATCACCACCAGTGAACGCTAATGTGTTGTTATTCTGTGTAACAGTTCTCGCACCTGTTAATGTACCGTTCGTATTAAAGATGTTCGTGTTCACAGACGAACCAACAGTAATGTCGATTGTCTTAGAACCACCTGAAATACTTACAGAACTATCCGTAGATGTGAAAGTAATTGTATCTTCATTTGCATCCGCAACAACACTCGAACCAGCATCTACTGCGAATGTCTTGAAGAATTCTTGAGAAGAACCCAAATCAGAGTTTGTGATTGTAAAGTTAGGATACGTACCTGAAGTTGAAATACCATCACCGTTAGATAAACTTACTACTTGGTCATATAGATTTGTTGAACCTTGAGCAATGTCATCTGTATCTAAAACAACCGCACCTGTTGCACCATTTACAGAAGTTACAGATTCAGTATTATCAATCTTATCCCAAGTCGAACCGTTATAGAAAACAAAGTCACCAACTTCAAATGTCACAGAACCGTTACCTAAGTTCTGAGTACCACCTGTAGCTACACGGTATTGGTCACCCGAATTACCTGTATATGAAGGGTAAATGTCAGGTGTGTTAGTATTAGCATTCCACTCACCTTTGTATTCAAACGCTGAAGAAGGTAATTGTGAAGAAGGTACTCTACCGTTAGCATCAAGTGACGCATAACCGTTAGCTGAACCTTTTCTTGATACAACTTCAACAAATGTGTTATCAACAGAAATAACCAACGTATCTGTAGACTGAGCAACAGTATCAATACCGTCACCACCTGAGAACGTTGATGTATCACCTAAGTCTAATGTTTGTGAACCTGAATCACCCGCCAATGTTAATGATGAGTTCGCTAATTTAGCGTTAGTAACAGAAGAGTTTACTAATTGTGAACCGTTTATTGTTTTGTTTGTAAGTGTTTGTGAACCTGTTGTAGTCACAACCGTATTGTCAATCGCCAATGTAACTGTACCTGATGACTCAGTTGAGTCGATACCTGTACCACCTGCAATTGTTAATGTATCACCCAAATCGATATTTGATGAGTTAGTACCGTCTGTAACAGAGATTGATGAGTTTGCCAATTTAGCATTCGTTACAGCACTATCAACTAATTCTGTGGTATCAACAGTGTTTGCTGCCAATGAAGATGATAAAGCTACGTTACCAGTACCGTCAAATGAAATTGCCGATGCTGTGATATCACCAGTGATAGAGAAGTCTCTACCTGTAGCCAATGCAGTCGCAGTATCAGCGTTACCTGTCAAATCACCCGTAACATCACCTGTAACATCACCTGTCAAATCACCACTGAAAGCGGTAGAAGTAACCGAAGTTAAACCTGCAAGTGTAGTTGACGAAGCACCTAAGTCGATACTCGTCGTACCAACTGTAATACTATCATTTACCAATGCACTATTAGGAATGTTAGTCCAAATGTCAGTAACTGTGAAATCATCATCTGCATTATTAGTGAATGTAATCGTACCAGATGAGAATGTACCACCCGTTACAAATGTATCAACACCAGCACCTACAGAGATATCAAATGTGTCAGATGTTGAGTTACCTGAAATCACAACAGAGTTATCACTCGATTGGAAAGTCAACGTACCACCCAAGTCTACTTCAGGACTTGTTCCTGTAGTCCCTGCGAATGTTACTGATGAGTTTGCTAATTTAGCGTTAGTTACGTTAGAGTCAGTAATTTTAGCCGTTGTAACTGCGTTGTCTGCCAATTCAGCAGTATCAACAACACCAGCCGCTAAAGACGAAGCCAAAGCTACGTTACCTGAACCATCGAACGAAATTGCCGATGCAGTAACATCACCCGTAATCGAGAAGTTTCTCGCTGTTTGTAAAGCAGTTGCAGAATCAGCATTACCTGTTAACGCACCCACAAAAGATGTTGAAGTAACCGAAGTTAACCCAGCCAAAGTTGTAGATGATGCACCTAAATCAATAGAAGTTGTACCAACAGTAACACTATCATTTGCAAGTGCCGTATTAGGAATAGAAGTCCAAATACCAGTGATATCAACATCAACATCATCGTTTCTTGTTAAAGTGATAGTTCCCGAAGAGAATGTACCACCAGTCACGAATGTGTCGTCACCATCAATACCTGTAATTGAAATGTTAGACTCTAATCCATCGTTTATACCTAATGTGATAGTACCACTTGAGTACGTACCACCTGTAATGAACGGTAATGCAACTGGTGTTGAACCAATCGTACCCGTTCCGTCTAGTGCAATGTCGTATGCACTACTGTATGTCACCGCCGTTACCGCTTGAACCGTTAAGTTAGAGGCATCTCCATCAACATCTGTCAAAGTAACAACGTTATCTGAAATAGAACCACCAACTAACACATCGCTGCGATAAGACACGACACCGTTTGCATTGGTCACCAAAACACGTCCATCCGTGCTCGATGCCAAATCTCTAATCCTCAAAGGAGTAGAGGTCGAACCAGAAATGTCCACTAAGTTTGTTGGAGATAATACACCAAAACCGTGGTTACCACTCGAATCAATAACTTCTCTTTTTACGTCATTGGTAGTGAATGATAATTCATTACTGGAATTGTAATTTAAGCCGTTTGCCATTGTCTTAAAATTTTTTTTGTTAGTTTATGTTTATTCCCTTAAAAAGGCTTATAATACATTCACCCATCCTAAAGACTTGTACATGTACAACCCTTCTTGACCGTCAGAATCTGAATTCGTACAATATACTATCAATCCTGCAATCGGTGAACTTATAGCTAATCTCTGTGCTTGAGTCATCCTTGGTATCAGAAGACCCTGATTAGTGCTAGCTAATTCTAATAAAGCACAGACTGGTGATGTCGTATTGGTACCCATTGATACCGAACCACCACTAAATGTTAAACTATTAGAGTCTTGGTCAACAACTCTGTTACTTTCTAATTGACCGTCAGCACTGTATAAGTTACCAGTCGTTGTGAAACCAGTAATATCTACAGAACCGTTCGTATTATCTAATAGTGATAGGGTACCATTACTTAGAGTACCCCCTGTTATTTCAGGTGCAAAACCTCCAACACTAAACTCCGTACCATCATTCATACCCAACGTCAAAGTAGTTGGAGTATAGGTGGCACCTGTTAAATAAGTGTCGTCTGAGTCAAGACCTGTTATTGTAATATCTGTTTCTAAACCATCATTGATGTTTAAGGTAAGATTACCCGATGAATATGTACCACCTGTGATGAATGGTAATTCAACAGATGGTGCGGATACTCCTGTTGAAGTTCCTGATAACGCCCATTCATTTCTACCTAAACCTGTTACGGCATCAACAGTGAGTGATGTTGTTGAATTATCATTAAGTGTGACTGTAAATACATTACTACTTTCTGTGACAGTTTTAACGTAACTCCATCCAGTTATATCAACATCATTATCATCATTTCTTGATAATGATAATGTCCCTGTCGTTTCGGTGTAAGTACCACCGGTTATGTATGTGTCTGATTCGACTGTGGTGAAACCTGTAACAGAAATATTACTACCTAAGTTATCATTCAAGGTAAGTGTGTCTCCAACTAAGGTAGCACCAGTAATTGAGGTCAAACCTGTTATATCAACGTCAGAATCATCACTTAAATTGAGTTGTAATAATCCTTGTGAGTTGTAAGTAATCGTACCACCACTAACATATGTATTCGAACCACCACCTGACGTGAATCCCGTCACATTGATGGTTCCACCTGTGTTATTTTCAAGGCTTAATGTACCAGTTCCTGAGTTGTAAGTACCACCTGTAATTTGCCAGTCAGTACCATAAAAGATTCTCCAACGTGCATTATTTCTCGTTACACCATTTTCACCTTCAATTGAGGAGTCTAACCATGCATCAATGAAATCTTCACCACCAGTAGTAGACGTAGAGATAGTGGTACCGTTATCATTCTCGGTGGTAGAACCACTCGCACCGTCCCATAAAGTTTCGAAGTTAGATATAGTATACTGATAAGTTTTTTGTGTTTCGTGTACATACACCAACATACCAAGTCTTCTACGACCTGATGAAATATTATCAGAGTTTAGTGTAAGGTTATCAGGTAAGAAGGGTAATGTTCTCTTATTGTATTGAATTGGAATGGTATTTCCTGTGAATTCTATAAGACCAGTTTCACCACTCGGTATTGTAAATTTCAAGTCATCAAGCGTATACACCTCCATGTAACCACCAGTCTGTAATACACTGAAATTAGTACCATAAACTTTTTGTCTTTCCGCAGCATTTGTACCGGTTAAGTTTGTTGCCGATGTAGGATTTTTATATACGAAACTCATTATTTACTTATTATAATATAAATAGTCATTAATTAACCAATCCACCCTTGAAGTAGATAGTTGTTGAACTGTTATCCAATCTAAATTCTTGTGATGAATAGGTAGTGTATATTCTATATGTACCGTTGGCGAACCCTGTAGGGTTAGTTACAGTATAACTGTAGTAAGAAGAGGTCAATGAACGAGCCGTTAAATTACTTGAACCTTGACCGAAAGATTCTTCGATTTCACGTACTCTATTAGCCGTTCCAGCACCACCGATAGACTCATCAGCAATAATCCATGTGTACCACGCATCTCCTGAAACAGTACCTGAAGAAATTTCAGTAGTAACAAATTTGTATTGTTCAATATTGTTACCAAATGAATCGGTACCACCACCTGTCTGAGGTACCGTCGCCGTCACAATTGAAGGTACATTACCTGTTCCAGCATTTTGGTTGTAGTAAGATAAGTACGAACCTAAATCAGAAGAACTTGTCGGTCCACTACCATTGGTAAATCCATACCACGAAGCACCAGCATTAAACATGAACGTTCCAATTGTTGTTGCGTCTGAATCAGGTTCAATCAATAGATAAGCGTTAGGAATGCTCGCAGTTGATGGTGACACAGACGGAGTCACTGTATTAGTTGGCGTCAATGATACTGTAGCTGTCGGTGATGCTGTCACTGATGGTGTTGGTGTTAATGAAGTCGAAGGTGTAACTGATGGTGTTGCGGTTACAGTTGGTGTTACAGTATTAGAAGGTGTAACAGTCGTTGTCGGTGTATTTGTTGGAGTAGGTGTTGGTGTTTCAGTACTTGCTGGTGTACTCGACGGAGTAACTGAAGGTGTGACTGTATTAGTCGGAGTAACTGAAGGTGTGACTGTATTAGTTGGTGTATTCGTATTCGTTGGGAATGGAGTAAACGATGGTGTCGGTGTCACCGTATTAGACGGAGTCACTGTATTCGTAGGTGTATTCGTTGGCGTTATACTCGGCGTCACCGATGATGTTGGTGTATTTGTTGGCGTAATGGTTGGTGTCGCCGATGAAGTAACGGATGGAGTCACTGAAGGAGTAACCGAGTGAGTTGGAGTATTTGTGGCCGTTATTGTTGGTGTCACACTTGCAGTCAACGATTGAGTTGGTGTGTTTGTAGGTGTTACGGAAGATGTAGGAGTACTTGTCGGTGTTCTTGTAGGTGTAACAGATGCCGTCACTGATGGTGTTAGTGTTTGAGAAGCGGTCACTGTAGGTGTTACACTTGCAGTAGGCGTATTCGTTGGTGTTACAGCTGGTGTACTTGTCGGCGTGATTGAACTTGTTGGAGTATTTGTCGGTGTTACAGCCGGTGTCGATGTTGGAGTAATACTTGCAGTAGGCGTATTTGTTGGTGTTACAGCTGGTGTACTTGTCGGCGTGATTGAACTTGTTGGAGTATTTGTCGGTGTTACTGATGAAGTAATTGATGGAGTAATACTTGCAGTAGGTGTATTTGTTGGTGTTACAGCTGGTGTACTTGTCGGTGTGATTGAACTTGTTGGCGTATTTGTCGGTGTTACTGATGAAGTAATTGATGGAGTAATACTTGCAGTAGGCGTGTTCGTTGGTGTTACTGATGAAGTAATTGACGGAGTTACAGTTTGTGTCGGAGTAGGTGTACTTGTTTCTGTTTGAGTCACAGACACTGTCGGAGTCGGAGTCTGACTTACATTAGGCGTATCCGACACAGATACTGATGGAGTTACAGTTTGTGTTGGCGTAGAAGTAGCAGTATTCGATGGTGTAATTGACGGAGTTACAGTCTGTGTTGGAGTATTTGTTGGTGTACCAACTGGTGTTCCCGATGGAGTGATAGTCTGTGTTGGTGTATTTGTTGGTGTACCAACTGGTGTTCCTGATGGAGTTACTGTCTGTGTTGGAGTAGGTGTACTTGTTTCTGTTTGAGTTACAGATACTGTCGGAGTCGGAGTCTGACTTACACCAGGTGTATCCGATACAGATACTGATGGAGTTACAGTTTGTGTCGGAGTATTTGTAGTAGTATTCGATGGTGTAATTGACGGAGTCACAGTCTGTGTTGGTGTATTTGTCGGTGTCGAAGCAGGTGTTCCTGATGGAGTCACTGTCTGTGTTGGAGTTGAAGTAGGAGTCACTGATGAAGTAATTGACGGAGTCACAGTTTGTGTTGGAGTACTCGTTGGTGTACCACCTGGTGTTTGTGAAGGTGTAACACTTAATGTCGGCGTAGAAGTAGGAGTTATAGAAGAGGTCACTGTCGGTGTATTTGTAGCAGTATTCGATGGTGTCAATGTTACGGTTGCCTGTGGAGTTGAAGTTGGGGTACTTGAAATAGATACTGATGGTGTTACTGTTGGAGTTGAAGTAAATGTAGGTGACGGCGTTGGACTCACACCTGTTGTTGGTGTTAATGATACGGTACGTGTCGGTTGTGGGGTATTCGTTACTGATGGGGTCACGGATGATGTGACAGTCGCTGTCGGAGTTGAAGTATACGTCACTGTCGGCGTAGGAGTCGCAGTTTGACTCGATGCAGGGGTACTTGAAACAGATACTGATGGTGTTACTGTTGGAGTTGAAGTAAATGTAGGTGACGGCGTTGGACTCGCACCACTCGGAGTTAATGATACGGTAACTGTCGGTTGTGGAGTATTTGTTACTGATGGAGTCACGGATGATGTGACAGTCGCTGTCGGAGTTGGTGTTGCAGTATTTGTAGGTGTTGATGTCGGCGTTGTCGTTACAGTAGCCGAAGGTGTTGATGTCGGTGTAGAAGTTACCGAAACTGATGGCGTAACCGATGGTGTCACAGTATTTGTTGGTGTTGAAGTTGGTGTTACTGATGATGTAGGGGTATTGGTCGGTGTTACCGATGAAGTTGGCGTATTTGTCGGAGTAACTGATGGTGTACTTGTTGGTGTGACATTTATTGTTGAAGTCGGTGTATTCGTAGGAGTCACCGTACTCGTTATAGTATTTGTTGGAGTAGGCGTAGCCGTGACACCGATAGAAGGGGTGACTGAAGCGGTCGGAGTCGGACTCAATGATGTTGTCGGGGTTGGAGATGGTGTATTTGCAAATTTTATAGTCTCCTCAATGAAACCTACTGGTGGTTGACCATTAAATGTAAATCCTGAGAATGAAGTATTGTCTCTAACAATTACATCATAATTAGCCGAGGTTGCAGTAAGTGTCGTAGACCCTGAAGTAGTACCTGATGGTACGTTGATAGTTGGCGTGAAGACAGTTGTTGTACCGTCATTATTAAATAATGTATTTGTAAAGGTAATAGTGACAGGAACACTTTGCACCTTATTGGATGATGCAGTAAATCTAGCAACAACAGAACCAGGAGAATAATCACCATCGAATTCCCACACCTCAGTATCACCGTAGATTATAATTTGTTTTGTTACTGTTTGGTCGTCACAGTTAGGCTGATTGTTTTCGAATGTTAAAGAGTACTGAGTACCTCCTGAGGTAGCAGGAAAATCATACGTCACCCCCGCAACCAATTGGTCACGAGTTTGACCTGTTAATATTGGTGTCGTAGACGTTGAACCTGTATATATACTGAAGGGACCAAGAGCGTTACTCCCCAATGTTAATCTTAATACAACCTGAGCCATTTAATTGTTTTAATAATAAATAGTTTATAACCTATAAATTACCTAATAAAATACTTTACTTTTTATTATGAAGTCCACGGGAATCTTACAATAATAGAATTTTCAGTACTATTATTCGGGCTGAAAGTGTAAGATGCAGTCGCTGAATTACCTTGAGCCGTATCCCTTATAACATAATTACCATTAACTATATGACCTGTTTCAATAGCATCAGTTGTTGTTGCTGAACTACATCCCGCACCTGTTGGTGTAGCATTCTGAACAGAGACAACAATAGAGTCCGCCGTTGTTGCTTGGAAATTATTAGTACTTAACACAGGAAATGCATTACTATTTTTTGTAATCGTAACGACTGTAGAACCATTTTTAGTGATAGTCGCTGTGAATTTATCACAGTCATCATCACTAAGTGTCGATGATACATAAACGGTAAATGACGCCGGAAGTGGTGAACTTGTAGGTGTTACGGTCGGAGTAGGTGTCGATGTTTCACTAATAGATGGTGTTACAGTCGGTGTAGGAGTCGAGGTTTCACTGATTGATGGTGTCGGAGTAGGTGTCGATGTTTCACTTACTGATGGTGTTACAGTTGGTGTAGGAGTTGATGTTTCACTAATTGTTGGAGTCGGGGTCGGAGTTGATGTTTCACTAATTGTTGGAGTAACCGTATTTGTAGGTGTCGGAGTAAGAGTCGATGTCTCACTAATAGAAGGTGTAACAGTAACAGTTGATGACGGCGTATTAGTAACCGTTGGTGAAGAAGTCGGTGTTGAAGTATTTGTCGGAGTTGGTGTTTGAGTTGAGCCAGGCGTGTTAGATACTGAAGGTGTCACCGAAGAAGTAGGTGTCGGAGTAGGTGTTGATGTTTCACTAATTGTTGGCGTGACGGTAGGTGTTGGTGTTTGACTAACACCCGGTGTGTTCGAAACAGATACTGATGGTGTATTAGTTGGTGTTACTGATGGAGTATCAGATATCGATGGTGTCACAGTAACCGTTTGTGTTACAGTAGAAGTCAAAGTTGGTGTTTGAGTTACTGTCGGTGTCGGAGTCTGACTTGAACCAGGTGTCTGTGAGTTGGTTACCGTAGGCGTAATTGTCGATGTTGGAGTAGGTGTACTTGTTTCTGTTTGAGTTACAGATACTGTCGGTGTCGGAGTCTGACTTACACCAGGCGTGTCCGATACAGATACTGATGGAGTATTTGTCGGAGTAATTGATGATGTTACTGAAGGTGTTGGTGTCACAGTCTCAGTGACTGCCGGTGTCGATGTTGGTGTTATTGATACAGAAGGAGTAACACTCACAGTAGGTGTTGGAGTTGCTGTATTAGTAGGTGTTGGTGTAGGACTCGACGGTACGTAACTACAATCCAAGTCATATTCTATGAGAACCTCAATATCAACAAACTCATTTGTGGCACAGTCACCAGTTATCTTAACACTATTCATAATTGGGTCAACCTCAACCCCCTGTATTCCAACAAATAAAGAAATAACATCTTCGAGTAATTCTGCCCATACAAAATCAGACGGTACATCACTCAAAGTATATCCCGTGTAGAAACTTCCTGTTGCTACTTGGCCGTCGTAAGAAATATCGTAGTTGAAAATTGCACTATTAAGTGTACAACCCGACACACCCAAGTCATCAATCAATTCCAAATACCCTTCATTTAATAAATCATAAAAACCTTTCTTGGTCATTGTGGTTGTACTGAAATCATCACTACATATTTCGACTATAGGGAATGAACTTACTACCGTCTTTATATCCCGAACAATATATTGTGCGGAATCCTGACAACCGTTACTATCTGTAACAACAACAGAATAGGTACCCTCAGTTTCAGCACTAATTGTTGAACCTGTAGAACCATCATTCCATAGGTAAGTAAACGGAGCCACACCACTCAAGGTTGTTGCACTTAATACATCTGGTGAAGTATACGAACCTGGCGTCACAGTGATAACCACATTCACACCTGTTGTTCCTGTGATGTTTATTGTTTCTGAAACACTACATCCCGCACCGTCCACAACTTGAAGTGTGTAACCACCTTCTTCAACATTATAGAATGTGTAAGCAGATAATGGGGTATCAATAATCGACTGACCATCTGAAAGAATGTAATCCAAAGGTGCTGTGTACCCACTACTCGGTACCACTTTGATGGCACCACTACCACCATTACAAGTATCACCTGTTGTCGTAATAGTAAGCTCGAATTTAGGTGTTGCACTTACAGTAAACTCACCAGTGTAACAACATCCGTTACTTCCTTCTACTTTGTAGTCATAGGTATCAGAAATAAGATTAGTAAACTGTTGTTGTGTGTTAGATGTAGTCACCGATTGTGTACCACCTGAAGTCTGACCAGTATAGCTGTAAGTGTAAGGACCACCATCACCAACAACTGTAATGGTTACATTACCCAAACTACCACAGTTTACATAATCAAGTCTTGTATTCACACTTGTGATACCACCCAAATCACCAATATTAACACTATCAGTCAATGTACAGTTTGAACTATCAGTTATAGTGAATTCAAAATTCCCTGAAGAACAACCTGTAAAGGTAAATGTGGTGTCAGATGTCGTACCCGAATGACCATTTTGTCCTTGATATGTGTATGGTGATGTACCACCACTGATATAGACAGTCACCTGACCGTCCTCACTTAAACAACTTGTCGGCGTTGTCGTATAAGAAAGTAGACTTATACCATTGGCCAGATTTACCGTGGCAGATTTAATGAGTTCACAATTGTTACTATCTGTAACTGTTACTGAATACGTACCACCACTTAAATTAGAAATCGTATCACCAGTCGCACCATTTGACCATAAATAAGTGTAAGGTGAAGAACCTGTAAGTCCCGTAATTTCAATAGCCCCCGTATTGACTCCGCAAGAAGAAGTACCTGTTACAGAAAGACCATAATCTAAGGAACTTACACCTGATAAAGTTACAGTTGAAGTTTGACCCGTAGCACCTCCGTAATCTTCTATGGTTGCATAGTATTCACCATTTGGGAGGTTTTCATATATAGTCGGATTAATTGGACTACTTGTATTAGAGTACACCAAACCATCTCTATAAAGAACTATTTGATATGGTAGTGAAGTTGAATCACCACTTACTTTAATATATCCATTCTCTGAACCACAAGTTGTACCAGAAAAATCAATATCAGTAAGAATACATCCATCGATATTAACATTGACGTAAATTTCATTGTTTGAATCACCCAAACTATCATTAAGCCTGAAAGTATAAGTACCGGCGGAAAGACCTGTCCAAGTGAAAGGCTCGTTTGATGTCCCACCTGTCAACGTACCAGGTAGAATATTATCAATAGTGTATGGTGGAACACCCGCAAATGGTGCAATAGTAATAACACCACCATTCGCATCTTCACAAGTACCTGTCACCGAGAAGTTGTAATCTAAATCTCCTTGGTCACAATTTTGAGTCGTTGAAGTACCGTTAAGTGAAATACCTGAATAAGGTTGTGATGGGTCTAATGGAACTATTTCTCCCACACTTTGACCTGAACGGTAAAAACCACAACAATCAGTATAATGATAAGTACCATCTGTCACACCTTCTACACAACCACCACTATCTGAAGGTGAAGGTGTTGGTGTCACAGTATTTGTTGGAGTGACTGATGTAGTCACCGATGGTGTGTAGGTCGGTGTGTAAGTTGGCGTAACATCAGGAGTATCACTGACAGTTGGTGTAGGTGTTGAACTACTACCAGGAGTACTCGATGTAGTTACTGTAGGACTAGGGGTATATGTCGGCGTATTTGTTGGAGTGACTGATGGGGTAGGTGTCGGTGAATCACACGGTGGACATTCACCATCTTCACAACCTGTAGCTAAAACAGGATTACCTACGCCAGAATAAACATAAGAAGGACCCGAACCTGAATAAGTTACGGCCGTTGCACAAACACCATTCGTACCATCAAAATTATAATTATAAGTTTGACCGATAACAATATTAGTCGTACCCGTATAACCACTAAAAATGAAATATCCTCCACAACAATCCTCGAATTGGTAATCATTACTTGATGAAGAGGTTGTTACCGTTGGAGTTATCGTTGGGGTAGGTGTAGGTGTTCCAGTTTCACTAATCGATGGGGTAGGTGTAGGTGTTCCAGTTTCACTAATCGATGGGGTAATCGATGGTGTAAGTGATGGAGTTACCGGTGGAGTACCACCTGGTGTTCTACTCGGTGTTTGAGTTACTGTATGTGTTGGCGTAACTGAAGCAGTATTTGTAGGGGTAGGTGTAGATGTTTCAGATATTGAAGGCGTTGGCGTAGGTGTAGATGTTTCAGATATTGAAGGCGTTGGCGTAGGTGTAGATGTCTCCGATATTGAAGGCGTTGGTGTAGGTGTAGGAGTAGATGTCTCCGATATTGAAGGCGTTGGTGTAGGTGTAGATGCACTACACAATGAATCGGAACAACCTCCAGGAATTTCTGTACTTTGGGAACCAGGACCATATCCGTTGAATGTCACAGTCGTTGCAGTTGCAGTAACATTCGTATAACACCCATCAGGAATATCAGAAACATTTTCAATTTTATATACATTACCTGAAATAGGTGGACCACCAAAAGCAGTGTCGTAATCACCTTGTCTTGTTCTATAAAGGTCATCACCATTACAAGGTTCAAAATAGTAGTAGTCCAAACATGGTGTTTCTCCCGTACAAGAATTACACATCACCTCACCTGATGGTGTATAATAACCATCTATAGTACCTGTAATAGTATAACCAGTAGTGATTTGTGTATATGCACCAACACACTCTCCATTTATGGTAAGACCAGTATTTGATTGTGGACCTAAAGACCCCCTAATATTACCATTTAATGTATCTGCAGTGAAGACATACACACTTTCGTCACAACACGATGCAGCACTATAGTAAAGTACATCATTACCAGTACCGCCAGTACAAGCAGCACAACTGTCGTAAGCAGTAACAATCGTGTTACCACTATTACCCGTATAAGGTCTGAAACAAATATTTCCTGGAGTAAAACATGCATTATAGTTAGTCAAATATGCAGTATCCTTATCTAATGCATCACCATCAACACTTATAGTAGTAACATCAATATTACACGTAGATTCTTCATCTGTCAATTGATATGTGTAACCATCACCATTAGTATTATAATAAGATATTGCACCCGTAGCACTAAATGGGACATCGTAACCACCACAAGGGTTTTGGTCAGTATTCGCAACATCGAACAATGTCAAGTTTCCTCCAAGCCAATTCCAAAATTCCGAAGAACTTGCGGACCCAAAAACCCAGCCCGTTTCGTAGGTGTTACCACTACTATCGATTCTGAATCTTCTAGTGTCTTGAATGTAATTTGTATCGGAAAAATATACATCACCATTGAGACCTAATAGGTGATTTTGGCGGTATAAATTGACTAGTGAGAAAGTCGATACCTCCATCCCTGTGGGTGGAAATCCTACCGAACTACCACCATGATAATCATCATTTTTCATGGTGTAATCAACCGATTGATTAGGTGTGGTACCGTCGTAGGTTACAGACCAATATCTATGTTTGAAATTGTTGAAATAGGTATATGTACCCCCCGTGAATAATTGTAGGTTAGAATCATCGGTAGCACCTGAAAGACCCGTATCCCACTGGACATAGTAGGTATCACCCGTATACGTAGAACTCGCGGAAGTTCTTTGTTTGATTACAAAATAATAACTAGCCATTATCCACAGTTAATTGTTACGTTTATACCCACATTCAAGGTGATAGTCTTATCAGTAAATGATGGGTCACAACCCGTATTACTGAATGTGATAGTGTTACCATTAATAGAGTAATTCAAACCATCTTGATATAAATACTGAAAGTGTGCAATTGCTGCGTTCAACCATTCCGTATTTGAAGGGGCATCTGCATTACCATAACCAGTATAAAACTTCTCTTGTACGAGAATATCTGAATCCAATCGTAAATCAATATACCATTCTGTCACCACACTATTCAAATCACATTGTGAGGTTGTAAAACCACTCGAAGAAACAATAGAGTTAATTTGTTGAGACAATATTTGATTAAAAGTATTAGAAGGATAGAAATTACAGTCCACAGTTTGAGTAGCACAATTGTATTTCCATAGCGGACCTTGAATCTCACAAGGAACACAATCAATCTCAACTATTTCACAACCCCTCTGTACCCTATAAACATGATTTTGTCTATGGAATACAGCGTTTTCCATTCTCTGACCACCATTCCATAAAGTTGAAGCAGGAATGACTTGTTCAACCAATCTCATCCAATAGTCACCGATACCATTAACATAATCAATCATCTTTTGGTAAGTGTATTGATTCGATGGTATGTTTACATCTTGTTGAGAATTTAAGTATTTCCAATATAAAGAGGCTAAAGTTAAGTAACCACCGTTACTTGTCTGTCTGTTACGAACATTAATCATGTTCTTATAGAATGATTGAGCAAACTCAAAGAATGATTTGTCTTTTGGCCTTGGATTTATAACTGTCCAATCAATACCACCGGGCGTTGGATAAGGTGAAGTCAATCCCGTGGAAGGAATAGGGTAATTTTGGTCCCTACTCATTTGCCAAACGTCATACGTAAGACCTTGACCCATATTCATGAACAACTCGATATTTTTTCTATTTAATACTAACCTTTCATCCACAACGTTATAATCTGATGTGAACTCACCAGTTCCCTTTCTAATCCCTAAGTTGGTATCTGTCCATGATTTTTTATTGTCATTGACAGATGTAAGTTCATAACCCAATCTCATATTAGGAAAATCACGGAAATTATTAAAATACTTCTCACCATATGTGTATGGCTCTAAAGATGTTTGAATATTCGGATTGGAACCCGTGAAATTGGAGTTTACCACATCAATTGTTTCATTTGCTCTGTGTTGTGGTGTTTGTTCAAACCAACCTGAACCCATTTCATAGTAATATGAGTCTGTTTCAGGGACCACTCTTGGGTAACCTTCATCATCCATTGGGTAATCACCTCTTACTTCCTCAGTAAACGTAGTCACTGACTGTGGTGTGAAGGCAGTATAGGTTACTCCCTTGATTTTGTAGGTACTATTAGGTACTAAGACAGGTAAAATGTCTAATTTTGTACCACCAGTTACTTCTGAAAGTTCCCTATTGAATTCTGTAAGATTAATTGGTCCATCAGCCATATAAATGGTTTCATTGAACTCAACCAACGCTTTGGGTGCACCAATCATTCTCATCAAAAACTCCAAACCCGCTCGTGTACCCTTAGATTTGTATAGATAACCTGAATTTATGATTAGTTTTCTATAATATTCGTAATCTAACTCTTGTGGGGTCTTGTCACGAGTCTGACCAGGGTAAATCGATTGATTTTTTGTTCCAAATATTGACGTTAGGAAGTCATCTTCCGTAATTGGTGATATATTGATGTCAAAACCTAATGTCTGTGCTAGATTCTTTAGTAAGACCGAAGGAATATCATTCTTTGGATTGTAATTTACTGAGTTAATGTACGCCAATCCATCGATGAACTTCTTTGTCTCGTCAAAACTCCTACCATAAATTTGTAAAACCTTCTCCATCTTTTGGTCACCAGTATCGAAGTCTTTGAATGCTCCTGTCACCAAGAATCTACTGATTAGGTTCGTCTTATATCTGTCCATCACCTCTGAAATCTCGTTGATTTTGTTCAGATAGTTTTCATATGATACCGTTTGTATATCTAAATTCCATAACCCTTTAATTGGCCATGTGATGTTTTCGACTGAAGTGTAGTACCTACCCGAATCATCTTCTCTCGGTACTCTGAATAACGCAGTATATTTAGGAGTGACTAATCTATTCAACAAAAACTTTTCGACTTCATCAAAAGAGTCTTCAAAAATTTCTTCAGTGTAAAATTTGTTTGGTCTCAATATGATATTTTCGGTTGACGATGTTGAATTACCGAATGGTTTACCTTGTACAACCACATCTATAGTTCCTGCGGATAGAGATACCGACGGTGTAAAATCTTGAACTTTATATTCAGTCTCACCAGTACCAACAAATAATGAATATCTGAGGAACATCCTTGTCAAGTTTCTATATGGTGAAGTCTCCATTGGTCTGAGAGACATATTTCTATCGGCATTTTCACTAAAATCAATATCGAATGGATTTTTAATTCTATCAACGGATACGGTGAACGTGGTTTCATCATCAACCACATCATAAGACACATTGCTCACCGTATTTGCCGTTGTATAGTCAGTAAAAACCCTATCAACTTCTAAAGCTGCGGGAAAAAAATTAATTATCCTCGTTATTGAAGATGAAAGTCTTTTTTGTAAAGAACCATAATAAGAAAAATTAGTAACCACTGATACATCATAATTGGGATATACTCCGAAATTACGAGCCCATATCTTTTTAGATTCCTCTAAATTTTCTAAATCCATATTCTCCAATGTAAAGGGGTTGGAGAAAACACCCGTCTCAAAGGTACGATTAACCTTTTCAACTACTGAAGTAGTAAATTCAAAATTTCCTTGCGTCAAACCACCACCATCAACAAGCTGAAAGCCCACCAAGTCTGGTGAGAATGTTTCTGCTCCTGAAGGAGGTGCCGGTGGAAATCTGTATTTTTTTCTACTTGCCATTAACTAATTACATTATTGAAATTCTTACTGAAATCGATATTATCACCTCTATCTTGACGAACCTCAAATAATAGATTATTAAACTCATCTCTAATCTCGAACAAGTTGTATTGTTTGTAGATGTTGTTAGATGGGTCATAAAGTGTGTAAATACCATCCTCAAGACTCTTAGTTTGATTACCATAAAGTGCAATCGCAAGAGTATCGATATCGTGTTCAGCCATTTCAATATCTAATGTAATTGGGTTAAAATACGTATTAGTAATGATAATATTCTGATTTGGTTGACCGATAAATGGTGTTGCATTTGGTTTGTTCGACGGCGCACTCGATGGTGACAATGTACAGAACAATAAGTCACTACCATTTTCAACATAACGATAACGGATAGTCTTCTGTGAACTGTTTGTTAGGTTTGTAGTCACAGGCTCACAATAGAAGGATGAAGTAATTATCCTATAAAAGTTAGGTACCTTCGTTCCACTGTCATTTAAGTATTCCACTCTAAAACCAACCAATCCTTGTGCAACAAATTTGTTACGGAATTGAGGGTCAACATTATTTAAATCAATGATAATACCTTTTACATTCGGAAGTGCTGACAATACACCACAGTCAGTGATTGTTGTTCTCATCTCAGCAGGACGAATATATAAAGTATAAATCCCTGTTTGATTAAACTCATTGGATGGTAGTCTTAAATTATACATTCCACCCAATATTTCATTTGTATTTCCACCCGTTTCATTGTTGTGGAAATAAGGCGTCAATATAGAAGCCGCATCTAATTTCTTTAGCACAAAATCTTCAGTTACGTCTCTACTCGGCGTGTAATTCATGATGATTTCTACATCCTCGGGGGACATATCTGCAGGTCTTGTTATTCCATAAGTTCCTAAAGCCATTTTCTAATTTTCATTAATTTTATAGAAACCGTAACCATATCTTGTTAAGTCTCCTAAGTTATCAACCTCACCCAACCTTTCTAAACCTTCGAAAGCTGAGTTCTTGCCTCTGTCTATAAATACTTCACTCTGAATTTCTGGTGAAGAAACCATATCTAATAATACTTCTTGTTTTGTAATGGCACTTACACTTATATCATTTGCGGTAATACCTGATGAATTTTCGATGAATAGAGTTGTACCATCAGGATAATCATAGTAATCAACATTGTTAATTGTATATGCGGTGTAGTCAGTATCCAACTCATTGATAACACCATACAATTCACCGTTTTGAAATATAGGGACATTTGTAGCATATCTTACAGAACCATAACTACTCAGACTTGTCAATCTACTCGATGTATACCCTGAAACTATAAAAGGTATATTAGTATATTTTGAGGATACTTGAGAAGATATATTATTCTCAGCATCACCACTGAAAATAAAATCATAACTCAATGGTGTACCTGACCAATTCCCCCCTTGTGGTGTAAAAGTAATCGAACCTTCAGGATTAGGTATTGTAGCACCACTCATAGGGATTTTGATTTCTTTTTTCACTTCAGTAGTCCCCCATGGATTTGTTTGTGTAATTGTCACCGTGAAAGCAGAAGCAAATGGATATATATGAGATTTGAAATCAGGTGAAGTCTCATTTATATTTTCAGTCGAGCTACCATCACCCCAATCAATAACATAATCCGCCAGTTGTAAAAACTTTTTGAAGTCCCTATCAGCGGTATTGAATACAAATACTTCATAAAAATTATTTGGATTCCCTGAATATACAAAGTTGTTGACCACATTCTTTTGAAGAATATACCCATCGAATGGCGTGTAGTACCCCAAATCATTGAAGGATTGTGTAAAAATAATTGGTATAGTCAATCCTGTAAGTAAGGAATCGCCATTGGTTCCACCACTTAAAATTTCTGTCAATCCGGAATACACACCAAAAGTATTTCCACTATAGGTTTCTTGAACGATATCACTCTTCAAAACCTCAGGAGAAACTTTAATATATGTCTTTTGTGTTTTCATTATGGGTTGACGTATTCATAAAATTTTATCGGAGTTCCTGTTCCTATCCTCACGTTATTGAGATTAAACATCTCATATTCATAATTATCATAATCCAATTCTAATTTGGTATAGAAATTATCGGCTTTATTAAAATTAAACCTATTACTAAAATTTGATTGAGGTTGGGTCATCATCCTTGTGAAATCACCCGTCTTTCCATTAAAAAACTTGACCGACATGTAAAATTCATCCAAATTGATAAAGTCCCTATCTCTCAACCAATAGATAAAGAAACCTTCTTTGTCACCAACATAATCCAATTTGTATTTTGGTATTCTCACATCAACAACATTTGGTACGAGAGCAGTACCGATGTCTGCCGATGTCGTTTCCCCTTGTTGAGTTGGTATCACCACCGTGAAATATAGTCTTTGTTTTTGACTATCATTAGAATCGTAAAAGTCCAACTTGAAGAAACTATTTTTGAATGAATTCGCATAATAATGAACTTCTCTATCATCAAATCCTGCACCACTATAACTTATAGTCCAATCCGAAGCTGTCGCACCTGTAACATCAATCAACGAATTGATAAAATAAAATTCGTAGTTTATACTTGAAGCCGTAGTAGAATATATTTTATGGTCAAATCTTGTAACCTCAAAATCCTCAGTTGGATTGATGACCTGTTCAATAACCTCATCCTCAAACACATCAATAGCATCATCACGACCTGTCACATCCCAAGATTGCTCAATCGGAATCTGAATTTCTCTCTCAATACCTCTATCTGAAAATCTATACTTATTCACAATCATCAATAGCTGGTGGGGTTATCACACCGAATCCATAATTCAATGTTCTTTGTGGTAATACCTGAAGGAATGTGATGTCTTTGAATGGGTAATGTGCCCCATTTAAGAATGGGTGGTCAACACCTACCCCTTCACCATCGACAAACCCGTAAGGGTACAAATCTCTCCATCTCCATCTTTGTTCGAAGTTAGAGTAAAAGGCGTAATCAGGAATACCATCCACATCATCAACATTTCCCGTTTCAACGTAAGGTGAAAAATCTCTAACCTGTATAGAATGATGTGGGTAATATAAGTACCCACTCGGTAGAACAACAGTACTTTCATCCAAAAAATGAATATCATTATAACTGTATTTATGTAACATAGGTGAAACAACATATTCCTTCATTTCAAAATCATTCCACTCACAAAAATCTCCCATTATTTCATCCCCTTGGGAAAGGTTTTGATTATAATAAAATGTTTGATTATTTTTTTGGTAGTTATCACCAGGAATATTATCTTTGTTATTAGAATTGTCTTTTCTCCACCATTGGTCGACTTCTAATGATAGACAGTTGAATTCCCAACCAACCTCGATAGATGATGTTGACCTACCATAAGGTTTGTTGAACCAACCCATATATCCTTTGTTTAGTATAGTAACGAATATTTCACTCAGTGGTCTTTCATGATTGTCTTTATAATCATCTATTTTAATTTGTTTCTCAAAGGTAAATGATACCACTTGACTACCATTTCTCGTTGACACCCTTTGAACGTTATTTGGTGTCAATGCAGAATATTCTAATTTACTATCATTGTTAAATGGTGTATTTTCGAATCCCATTCTTGCGAGATTATAATCCTTAATATCGGTAAGAATTTTATGTTTTCTCACATAATAATTAGAGGTGGTTTCACCAGAATTATTTCTATTAATTACCCTTTTTAATGTACCTGTAACACCATCACCAAAAGTAGAACCAGTATAACCCAAATCATAAATTGAAAATACTTTACCGTTACTATCATAATCTTCATCACCCAACTCATATACTTGAAATAATGATTCTCCGTTATAATTAATTGAAAGTTTGACATACTCACCAACGGAAAGATTATGACTACCACCACAGTAGAAAGTAATCAGATTTTTACCATTAACTGTTCTCTTTTTCATTGCAAAAGGGATACCATCTTCAACATTAAAAACGGTAGAAGCACTTAACTCTTCATTTTTATAAGTCATGGTACGACCTGTGATGTTATCTGAAGCATAAGATAGGTAGATGGTCCAATTATAGGTTGTTGAACTTTTCGGAACAAAGTTGAGATGACCTTCAATACCTTGAGTTCTGATAAAAGAAAATTCTTCATATTGTGGATAGCCTTTCCATACATTAGAAGTGACTGAATTTACCGCACCAACATAATATAAATTATTTTTATAAGGGTCATAGTTGGTTTTACCTGAAAGTACATTATCGAACAAGTTAGTTATTTTTCCAGTAATCCTAACTTTGTCAGAACCCTGTCTCTCTTTTTCAAATCTTTCAGCTAAATTTACTAATACTGTACGGTCTCCCTCTACCATTAATCTTTTTTCACCTTCCAATGAAACATTTAAGGTAGTATCAAGGGTAGGAGCACCTTTGAACTGTTTCTCACTCGGAACAATTCTTATTTGACCTGGTTCCTTACTCATAATGTTTCTTGATTTAAGATGAATTTATCTATAAACTTATTCATTGAACTGGCACCCTTTCTTAAACCAAAATAGAAGAAGTATGGTGAACCTGTGTGGATTACATTTCTAAATGGATTAGGTTTTGTTGTTGTAACCTGAACTGTGTTTCCTGATATAGTTGAATTGTATATGTAACCAGGTCTTTGAGTTGTTGGTTTATCAATGTTACTTTTGAATGTATTTTGTGAGGTCAACCTATCTTCACTTTGATAATTCACAGAACCAATACCTTCTTGTGACTTTTTACTATACCAATCATTAGATTGAGTTCCGAATATTGTTGAATCAGGATTATCAACAATTTGCCATTTGTGATATGGAACCAATTGGTCGTTATGTCCGTAATTATCAGTCAATGTAACGTTGAAAGTATCCTCAAATGTAAATTTACCTGGACTAATCATATCACGGTTAATAGTATTTGCACTGAAGAATATACCTAAGGTTGGGTCATTCCCATCTTGTATATATCTTATTTGTTCGTCTGAATAATTTGAACCTAAATATGGTACTACACCAAACTCAGAATTAATACTCAATAATTGAGCAACATCCCCATCCAATCTCTGATTGTCTCTTGAGAATAATTTTTGTACAGAACCATCACCTAATCCTAATATTTGTTCCCAAAATCCTGAATCAGTAAGTCGACTTATGGCAAACAATTGTAATATATCAGACGTGTCGTTATACGAACTACTTTTGACTTTATCAATGATATATCCCTGAAATTCCGGATTAAAACATATTTCTTTTGTAAATAAATCTCTTGGACCTAAATCCATAATGGTAGTTGGGTTACCCAAAAACTTTTTATTGGCACCATTAGACCTACCAAGTATATTATTCTGTATTGCATTGTCTCTACCGATAAATCTTTTACCTTGTGGTTGATTAGGATTGTATGGAGAAGCTCGATAGTAGAATGAATTAGTGACCAATTGATACATCGCAGTATCTTTACAATAAACATATTCAGGATTTGTGGTATATGTTGTCTTATTAATATCATTACCGTAAAGGTCAGTCTTTTGGAATGCATACATATACATCGCTCCGTTTATCCAATTATTAACGAAGGTCAGACTGACAACGTTATTACATAATGCAAACATCATTCTAAATCTTGCTCTCCATTCAGCAATAGATTGGAAATCTTCACCGATTGCAAAGTTTTTAGTTATAAGGTAATAACAACCCTTATACATCTTCTTTATCTCTTTTTTGTTATCAACATAATAACATCTTTCATCTTCAGGTTGAACACCAATAGTTTGACCATATCCTGTATAACACTCCAATGGAACCATTTTTTCACATGAAAAAGTTTCATTAATCTGTGTACTAATAGCTCCCGCATCTTCATTGAAGTCATCACCACCGTCACCAAATCCACTGCCACTTCCAAAATTGAATGACTCAGACTCTCCATCGTCCGTAATCGTATAGATGGAAAACCTTTTGTTTTGGTGTAGAGAAAACCTCTTGTAGGTGTTGTCGGATGTCGGTAATCTATCCGTTCTCATAACCAACTTGGAGGAGTCTGACATTATAAGTGACTGATTAGGGATTTTTTTATAATATACTGGTGAGGCATAAGACCAATCATTATCACTATCAGGTGTAGCACCTTTAGACATCATCAAACTACCACCTTCAACAACCTCATCTTCTCTATAATTAAATTTGAAATCGTTGTTTTGTTCCATCCGACCCCAATTTCCTGATAGATATACAAAATTCGGAGTTCTGACTGCCTTGTTTTCATTTTTAACATTTTTATTATAAAGTGTATTAGTAGTATCCATTGAAGAATAATACTTATAATTCCTATTATTATAAGTTTGATACATTGAAGAATTAGGAGAAAATGAGAATGAATCAAAATATATAGGTAAACCCGTTTCTGAACAATTAGACCCATTATTACTTATTTTATCGTGTCTCGGTATTCTCCAATCAGTATTAGAATTACTATATGGTTGAATAGGAATGTTCATCTTGAAATTCCCCCTAATCTGAGGACCATTACCCATACTATATCCATATAATTTTGATAAATCATACTTAATATCCTGTCTTGGTGTATTAGGGTCAACCCCTCTAACTAAAAATACAACACAATGATTTTCCCAATCTGGATTTAATTTTATATTCGGAACTTCGGATTCAAAGTAATCACCACTTGTCGCTCCATTAGGATAAACATGAGGTTTGGAATTAGAACCACCTTGTTTTTCAACTTTCTGCCAACCAAAAAGGTAGTATTGACCAAGAGTATTATTCGGAGTCCCATATGATGTCAACCCGTTCGAACTACTACTCATGGTATTTTCATAATCGATGAGAGTTTGACCAGTGATTACTTGGAAATATTCAATATCAGTACCAAACTCGTAATTTACAGAACTCCCTGTAGTACCTGTGATTATATAAGTTTTTTGTGAAGAACCTAAAGTATCAGGATTCATATATGTCAAAGTTACATTTGCAGTACTTTGATTTTGAAAAACAGTAGTACCCGTTGTTCCTCCTGAAATATTAGGGTCTCTTGATAACTCAGGGTCGTTGAATGTCACAATAGTACCCGACGTGAATGTTGATAATTGACCAGAATCCAAAACTAACATAACAACATTATCACTGTGTTTTTTATAATTGTTTTGGATTGGGTTAACATATGTGTCTATTCTATTATATCCACCATGTTGATGATATTTCGCCTTAACGTTAAAAAGATTAAATCTTTCACTTAACGGTAAATCTCTCGACCAAGTATTTTTTGTAACATTAGGGTTTTGTTTCTTATTCAACCACGGACTAAGTGATTGTTGTTCATCACCATATATATCATTACCGGCCATGACAGTAAGAAAACCGTCTGTAAACTTTTCCCATTCAGAGACATCATCACTATGATAACCAACAAAGTCTGAATAAAATTCTGATTCATTAGTATTAATCAAGAGTGTAGTATTACTTTCAATTTCGGGAAATTCAGTATTCTGACCCGCTTCTCTTTCTTCACACGCACATGCCTGACACTCAGGATAAGATAGGTTAGGTAAAGGAATCGCCGATAGAGGACACTTCTTTGATAACGAAGGAAAATTGAGTGGTGCTATCGGTTCTTTTTTACTACCAAAAAATTTTCTAATTACATTTATTATTGTAATAATAGAATTAATTACAACAACTACTACAGTCACTAAGAAATTTAATATAATCCTTATCACTGGCCATAAAAAACAAATAACATGACCTATGACAGTCAATGCTAATATCACAGGAGTAAATACTGATAATAAAATATTGATAATTAGAAATAATAGATTGAAGTTTCTAACCCCATCATTTGTAGGGAACTTATTAGTCTCACTTTCACAACCTCTATCCAATATCTCTTTAATACCTAAGAACCTCGCACGACCATAACCCTGTCTATACTCATCAATCATCTGTGACGGAGTATAAACCTTATTGTAATTCATCAAATAGAATGAATCCTCACAGTTAATCGCCGCTTGCTTGTCAGCATATTCGTCCCAATCTAAAGAGAATGCGTATGACTTTTGGAATTGGATATAATCATAATCATACTGTTTTACCTCAACAGTAACATCTTGTCCTATAGTTTGTGGTGGGTTACCAACCTCTGTAGTCTTTTTCGTTACTTCAATAGTCAAAGTACCACCATTAGGAAATTCTATCCACTTTTCATTTCTGACCAATCCATTGACTGTCAAATTGATAGCCTCGAGATTATCATTGAAAGGAATTGTCACCGTAGTGTTCGACGGTATGGTAATACTTTTTGTCTCAGTAACTTGACTCTGATTTAAAAAATCCACTTCAACAATAGTCTCCGTATCTTTCGTTGCAGGGTCAACACCAGCATTTTCAACAATTCCGTTCCACCCATATTCTCTAATCTGTGGAACGATAAAGTTGGCTCTTTGAACTTCTCCAACTATTGGGAAAATTTGGTCTCCCTCAAAAGGTGGTCCATTTTCTTCAGATTGATACTTAATCTTAAATCTATACTTACCCTTTGTAGGAATACCAATAGTAGGGTCATTAGACAAGACCGTCTCACCAAATTCATTGGTTACCACATAATCTAAGTTCATCGGAACGTCGGTAACAAAGGCACCATCCTCATCAATTACCTTACCCGAATTTGGTAAACTATATTGTTCCAACACTGGTTCCCCATTTTGGTCCACATCAATGGTCTGTCTGACCGCCAATATCTCACCTGGTCCTGTTGCTAAATTACATAAATCACCTTGTTCAGTTCTTGGCTTACAATTTGGTTTTATCGGCCTACTCTCAACATCACTGAAGATAGAGCCCATAAACACCGCAGTAGGTTGAATCTCAATACCTAAATCTCTTAAATCAAAATCATTTCTTGTAATACCAATATTACACAGGTCCTCTTGACCCCAAAACGACGCAACATCAATATCCTTTACTTGTGTTATAATTTGTGGTAATTCATCAATATTTGTGGACGCTTTGAAGTTAGGACCGTCGAACTGCTCAGCAACACCCATATTCATTCTAATCAAATCCTGAGGTCTCAAAGAGAAACAACCCATGTCAGATAAATCCATATCCAAGACAATCTTCTGATTACCCAACGGTACACCAGTAATCATAAAATCACCAGAAGTGTTTGTCTTTACTGTAAATTTGTAATACTTCTCATAGATTTCCAACACCTCGTTACGAGTAAGAACGTCAGACCTTGAAGGGAATGTACCTGTCGGCGTATGACCTCCATATTGTTTTTCATAAGGTAATAGATTATATCGATATCCATCTTCATTTTTATCAGAAGGGGATTTGTAAGGATATAGTGCAGATATTACTGGGTCTTCTAAGTCCATATCATCGACAGGTATGAAGATAGAAACTCTAGCATTTGGTATACCAAATCCACTATTCGCTACTACACGTCCGACAACCACACCATAATCAGCACAGAATCTCGAATACACATCTTCCTGTCTTAACTTTAACGATAAGATTTCAAGAAAATCGAAGTCCTGCTCAACATTCACACGAATGTTTTGGTCAGTCCCTAACTTAGTACGTATTCTATATGATTTAGACATAATGCAGTTTTAAGATAAATACCCATTTATCCATTTTACAAATGTAAACCCACAAGTATCTGATGTAAATTATTATTATTTGTAATCGACGTTTTTAAGGTTTTTAACTCTGACCTTAATATCTTTCTCAGGGAATCTTACTTGGTAAATCTGTGAAGGTTCCGCAAAAATGGTTTCATCAATTAATTGAATTTCTTTTGTGTCGTCGTCTGAATATCTTTGTGATGTTTCAGCTGAAGAATATTGACCCCCAACTTTATTGTAAACTTTCAATTCAGTAATCGAAATCACTCCAGCAACATTTTGAATGATTTGTTTCAGTTGAGATACAAAGATGTTTTCACCCATGGACCTATCAGTTGGTGCCATATATTTTGATACCTCATCTATAATTTTAGTTATGACCGTTCCTTGATTCTGACCTGAATCTAATACTACAGATAAATCATATTCCAAATCAATAACTTGACCGACATTTACTGAGATGTAATCGTTAATCATTCTATATTTCGATAGGTAGTTAGCGATGTTTTGTTTTAATGTGTTTGATACTGTCTGTGTCAGACTACCGTTTGCATCATAAGATAAAACATTGATGTTAATCTTATTATCTTTTTCGGTGATAGCTGTCTTTGCAGGTGCACCGTATTTTCCAGGCATCTTTCTAACCAAGGCGTTATAATCATTGATGGTCACCGCTCTATTTTGAGAAGCAAAGTTAAATGTCACCATATTCCTTGCCTCTTCTATGGACGGTTGATTTGCCCCACCAATAGCAGCAGTCACATTGTTGACCGTCAACGAATTAATTACAGTTTGATTATTTGTATTCGAAGGACCATTTACAAAAAAGTTTACCGTCCCCACTTGGTTGATAGCATTAACTCCAATGTTAGACGCCGTTCCACCACCAACTCTATACTTAACAAATAATGTCGTATTTGCTTTTACAGTCCTACCCAATCCAATATTATTTTGATAATCTTGTATTCTTAATGATACCCCATTTCTCGCAAATTCAGCAAGTTGGTCGTCAGGTGTTGTTGTTCCACCACCAAACTGTACTTTCATAAATCCTTGAGGGGTATATTCAGTGATGAATCTTTCTTCAGTATCTATGTATTTACCAACTTTGATACCTGGTAAATCTGAAGGTTTTGTAGTGTCCTCAACAAAAACTGTGCTCTCGGCTAAAGAATCAACCTCATACCATCTGTCTTGAGAATTAACAAATTCAGAATATGTCGGTGTTGACTGAAAAGAAGTACCGTCCTTTTGAATGATATCAACAACTTCTAATACATTCTGTTCTGGTAAGAAAAACTCAAAAAAAGGTTTCACATCATTTGGATTTATTGTCTTCTTGAATACTTTGGTAAGTCCGTTGACTACTACTTCCCTCTTAGTAATAGTGTAGTTTATTAATACATTATTGGAGTCAAAATTTGGAATTTTAGTCCTGTTTGGAAAACCCTCATTATTATATTGTGATGCAAAATCAATATCATATACATTTTCGAATACTTGACCTGCACCAATAACTTGGGAACCAGCTCTTAAGATACCCAAGTACCTCGAATCTTCTTGGTCACCCAATGCCGGAACTGTAATAGAAAAATCAACAATTGCAACAGATGGTCTGTTACCAGGTATCTTTAAACCATAAGTTCTTGCTATGTTGAATACAGATGAACGTTGTTGTGCATATTGAAGTACAGTTTCCTGAATACTTCTATCAATATGGTAATTGAGATTATCACCAATCGCCGCGTTCAAATCCATGAGTACAGAATATACAGCAGCATCATTGAAGTTATCGATTAATTCAGGGTAATATTGTCTCGTATAGTTTACGAGGTCCTGTCTTAAACCTTCAAAGTCTCTTTCTGTATATGAAATCTTCTTACTCGCCATCTACTATTAAATATTTATAATTATGAAATCTTTGGTTTGAAATGTATTATCAGTCACCGTAAAATCAATTCTTAATTTCGCAGTATACTCTTCAACACCACGACCAGGTATTCTATATATACCTCCAACACCTAACTTTTCAGTATTCAACTCACCTTGAGCATCCAAATCCTCTAAGTAAGGTGTGATTGTGATTTCATTTATTGTCAAATTAGGTATATACTTTTCGACGGCATTTTCAATATCAGACTTAATTGCTTGAAAACTTGTACCATCCATCGGTTCGAAAATAAATTCATATATTCTTGTTCCGAAATCAGGTAAATAATATCTACTTCCCTTTCTCGTGAGTATCAAATGAAGTAAGTCAGTCCTTATCTCCTCATCAGCAGTCTGTGAGAGAGAAAGATACTTACCATCTTTACTATCCTGAAAAGGAAAATTAATACCATATGTTTTACCGTCAGCCATTATCTATAAATATCTTAACTGATTAAATTATAAAAAAAAGAGGACCGAAGTCCTCTTTTATCTTTGTTGTCTGTTATTTTTAATAATTAACCTTCACAAGCAACACACTGAAGGTCATTCAATCCCAACTTCTTTCTTGCGAAAGCTTGAGCTGAATTCATTGAGTGTTGGTAGTACAATGTTTTAACACCCAACTGCCAAGCTTCAATAAGAAGTTTGTTAACATCCCTTGTCGGCATGTCAGGTGAAATCATTAAGTTCAACGACTGTGATTGGTCAATGTAAGATTGACGTACCGCAGCTTGGTTGATGATTGATGACTGATTGATTTCTGCAAATGTTCTGAAGATATCTTTTTGTTCGTCAGTTAAGAAGTCTAAGTGTTGTACTGAACCATCGTTTTGTTTAATACTGTTCCAAACTTCTTTGGTATCTTTACCCAACTCTCCTAATAATTCCTTAAGAATAGGATTCTTAATGGTTACCTTCATCTTAGCAACATCCTTCACATAACAGTTAGACCAAATTGGTTCAATTGATTGTGATACCTGACCTAAGATAAACGCTGAAGATGTTGTTGGAGCAATTGCGTTCAACGTAACGTTTCTTCTACCGTAACCTTCCAAATATTCAGGTTCACCAAACATCTTAGCCAATTCCTCAGACGCCTCATATGATTTTTGTTTGATAAGTTTGAATACCTCAACATTCAATCTTGCAGTCTCACGAGTGTCAAATGGAAGTCCTCTTTTCTGTAGAAGTGAGTGCCACCCCAATACACCAAGACCCAATGCTCTTTGTCTCTTAGCAAAGTTGTAAGCTTTCTCCAAGTAGAAAAAACCTCTTTTACCTTCGATAGTTCCGTTGTCTCTGATATCCTCAATCTTAGTTAAGAATTCAGTAACAACCGCATCTAAGAACATAGTCATAGTCTCAACCGCATCTGTGTCTTTCCACTCATCATAGTGAAGAACATTCATTGATGACAATACACAAACAAATGACTCTTCTTCAGAGTTGTGAAGTGCAATCTCAGAACATAAGTTTGAGTTATAGATTGTTGCATCTTTATCTTTGTACACATCAACAGTATTGTTGTTCATTGTATCGTGGAACATAATGTATGGATAACCAATCTCCCCACGTCTTTGGATGACCTTAGCCCAAATAGCTCTTTTCTCTTCATCACCAGCAATCATCTCATTCATAAACTCATCAGTCACAGTAACTGCGTGAGTCAAATCCTGAATTGGGAAACCTTCTGTACCAATTTCCAAGAACTCCATGATATCAGGGTGTTCCACAGGAAGGTATGGTGAGAAACGACCACGACGAGTTGAACCCTGTGAGATGTTATCAACAACACTCTCAAATAGATTCATAAAGTGTACCGAACCTGGTGCAAGACCGTTGTCAGTAATCTCAGCACCTCTTTCTCTGATGTTACCGAAGTAACCTGAGGTACCACCACCCATCTTACTCATTTCACCGACCTCAGCCTGTGTGTATAGAATTGACTCGATGTTGTCTCCAATATTAGACCCAAAACAACTTACAGGTAAACCTCTCTTCTTACCGAAGTTAGCCCATACAGGTGATGATAGGGAATACCATCCCTTACCCATATAGTCATAGAATTTATCTGCAAAACCTTCTATACCTAAAAGGTTTTCTGCATGGTCTGCGATTGTTCTGATTCTCTCTAGCGGTTCTTCACCTTCACTCAAGTATCCTCTACGGAGGAAGGTAATTGATTCTTCGTTAATCCAGTCAAATGGTTTTCTATCGTTCATTTTATTTTTCGTTATTTAATTAGAATAAATCGTTTGATGTAATCGATTTAGATTTCTTACTGTAGTTAATACTTCTTTTGTTGAAGAAATCAGTGTGTTTAGTAGTTAAGATTTCATCGTCAAACCACTCAGTTGTTTCCAACAATGGTTCGTTGATTTCGAAAATACTATCAACACCAATGGAGTTTAATGATACATTAAATCTATGTTTAATAAATTCCATTGTCTGACTTTTCGTTAGGAAATCTAAATCACCTTCTTCAAATATCCAATTAACTATTTCTGTTTCTGCCTCATACGCCTCCATTGTAGCTGCGACAAGGTCTTCTTTTAATTCATCCGTCCACCATGATGGGTTCTCTCCTTTGATAAGGTTTACCAAATCAAATCCAAATCCAGCATGGATGTTCTCTTCTTTCGATGTTGCTTCAACAGCGTTACTAATACCTTTCAACATGTTCTTGTGTTTGTTGAATGACATAATAACTAAAAACTGTGAGAACAACGATACATTCTCTACAAACATAGAGAATAATACTACAGATTCAAAGTATTCTTTATCTTCTACCGCTTTTGAGTTAGATATTGCTTTTTCCAAATACTTAATTCTTCTACGGATTGCTGGTACCTCGAGTAATGTTTCGAAGTCAGCGTTCAATCCTAATAGTTGAATTAAGTGTGAGTAAGCGTCAGCGTGTCTAACCTCAGACTCCGCAAATGTTGCACCTACATTACCAATTTCAGGTTTTGGCATCCTTTTGTAGATGTCACCCCAAAACGTTTTAACGGCAATCTCAATTTGAGAGATAGCCAACATCGCTCTCTTTACCGCAGTTTTTTCTTTCTTATCCAAGTTTACTTTGAAATCTTGAATGTCTGATGTAAAGTTAAACTCTGTATGTACCCAATATGAATGTCTGATAGCATCCACATATTCATTAAGATTTGGATATTCGTAAGGTTTAAGATTCGTTCTCTTGGTAAAGATATTTGGTCCGTGATTTTTACGGTAAATGATGTATTCTTTAGCAACATCATTAAGACCGTTGTCCATCAACTTATTCTCCACCATATCGTGAATTTCATCCACGTGAGGTACTTTATCCTTTTCATCTCTGAAAATTCCTTTACGAGTGATTCTTGCAATTTTTTCAGCCATTTCATCATCAACTTCACCGACAGACTTCATAGCCTTCAGTACCGCATATTTGATTTTTTCCGCTTCGAAAATAACCTTTTCACCACTTCTCTTAATTACATAACGAGTTTCTTTACTGTTCATAGCATTAGTGTTAAACATAATTTATTAGTTTTTAATTTTGTTGTCCCTCACGTTGCTTTCGCTTTTCCATGAGTTCTTTGATTCTATCCCTTTGTTTCTCCTCTCTTTGTTCTTCTAAACCTAAGAAAGTAACACTTTGTTCAGTATCAATAACCAACATTTCATTATCATACTTACAATTCTCAAATACAATCCCGTCCTTTCCGATACGAGACTTTGTAATTGCAATGGTAGCCAAGTTCATTTCTTTTTGTTGTAATGACTTCGCCACCGAGATAATTACGTGACCAACCTGAGCTTTCTTAATAGAACCACCCATTTGGTCTGTGGTAACAACTTCTGATGAAATTGAAGAACGGTTACCCTGTGTCGCTGTCCACCCAACGATGTCCAACTCGTGACACATCGCCTCGAACGCTCTCATCACAGAACCTTCACTCTTCCATTCATCACCCAAGTTTTTGTCAGGTGTAATACAATCGATGTAATCCACAACAATCATATCAATCTTTGTTCCCTCTGCTATCATCTTTCTAACCTGATTCTTGATTTGATTCATCGTCAGGGTATCAGACGGTAACTTCTTCAAAGTTAAGGAATTTCTTGTATTTTCCTTAATTTCTTTCACCTTATTCATAACCTCATCTTTGTGGTTAGATAAGTTGTCAGGAGCAATACCTGTCCAAAGTGTGAAGTGCTTACGTTGGATAATCTTCGGGTTGTCCTCAAAGAACACCTGAAGAACATTGTAACCCAAGTTGAATGCGTGGTTTGAAATCTTTGTCAAGAAGGTCGTCTTACCCACACCTGTCGGTGCAAGAATAACGCCAATCTCACCTTTTGCCAATCCACCCTTCATTAGGTTGTCAATACCCGGTACTCCCATCGGGATTGGGTGACGGTAGTCATCGTCCAATACCACATCTAAGTTTGAGAATACATCAGATGTACCAGTATCCACTTCACCAACCTGTAGAGCTTCTCTAACCATCTCCTCTAAGTGGTCATAAGATTCAAAATCACCCTTATCGATGATTTTCTGAGCCTTACTCATCACTTTCTGAAGTTCCTGCTGCTTACAGAACTTCAATGACTTCTCTTGAACGAAGTCTGACCCTTCAATTGGCGCTTCTTTGACATCGTTTAACATGTCGAAGACCATCTTCTGAGCCATCGGAGAGGTAATTTCACTCTTCGTTAGTTGTTCCAATGTTGCAAATGTTGGAGTATGTTCGTACTTGACGTAGTACTCTTTAACCATTTGCATAATAATTTTGAAATATTGATTATCAAAGTACTTCGGGTCCAATACATCGACAATCGAATTGGCAAAGTCTTTGTCAATTACGATATTGTTCAGAAGTTGTATTTGGAAGGAGTTACCAAGGTAACCGAAGTTTTTCTCTTTTGACATATCAATCTAATTTCTTTCGGGTAAATAATAAATATGGTTAACCTAACTGATATTCCATGTATTCGTAACATAAATCTTCAGAGGAAAAAAGCTCTGTCAAACCACGAAGTACACTTTTTAGTTGCGGGCGGATATCTACGGTGTATCTTATTTTCGGCGGGTATAATTTCGCGTCAATAATTTTATGACAAATTGTCTCCTCCCCAATACGAATTTTTACGTGGAAAGTCTCTGGACCATCAGTGTTTGAAGTGTCCAAAATACTTGGGTCCAAAGCAATTTGGTTGTAGTGGTCCAACATATACATGTTGGTTCTCGCCTTTAGACTCTTTGTCAAAGTATCAGTGAAATCATTCACGAATTCAACTACATCAATACTCTTACGAGCCCTTGGATTATACCCTCTAACGTTGAAGTAACGTTGTACTACGATGTTTTCATTCAACATCAAAAGGAATTCCATTTTTGTTACGTCGTTTTTTTCTTTCATAACTTAATTTTTGTTTTTGTAACGTTTTTTTTCTTTTCTACTTAGTTTCATAAAAGGTGTTAAAAAATCTACCCAACCATCATCCTGTTTGGGTAAGTACTTGAAGATTCCATCGTCATTCATCATTCTCATGAGATTCTGATATCCTCTTCCTTCAGGGTCCAACTCTTCTGTATAGTAGAGTTCGACCTCCTCCTTACCTTCATCACTTATCATTGGGTGGGACAAATCTACAATCTTTTTGTTAATATCAAAGAATTCTTTTCCTAAAACCCCCCGTTTGGTTTTTCCTTCCAAGATACTCTCTAAGATTTTTCTCTTGTCACCCTCTGATTGTAATTCTTCAGCACGGTTCATAATATCATCAACAGAAGTCACTTTGTCCAATATTTCAGGAAATATCTTCGCAAAAGTTTTCTCACCGAGTAAGTATATACCATCAATATTGTCAGACTTATCCCCCGATAAAATCTTAAATGTGGTCATATTGTAATGTGGTATGGAAATGTCCTTCAAAGGGATGTTATCTCCCTCCTTAAAGACTTTTCTATGACTGGGTGAGTAGACCTCCACTTTATCAGAGATAAGTTGTGTAAGGTCTTTATCTGATGAAAATATAGTTTTGTATTCGTCCTCAGAAATGTTACAGTAATGAGCAATCGCATCATCTGACTCACATCCATCAATGGATACTTGTCTGATAAACATTTCTTCCAAATACTTCTTAACTCTCGACAACTGCCATTCAAACGAAATCTGTTGTTGTTCGTTAAGGGTTCTTTTTCTATTTCTTTTGTATTGTTCGAGCAACTCTCTTCGTGATGTTGAGTTATCCTCCGCATCCCAAAAGACAATGACTTTGTCGTAATTGTGCTCGACTAAGAATTTTTTGAGGGTATTCACGAAGTGAAAGATTGCACCAATATGGTTTCCCTCATGGTATAAATCTCTTACTCCGTGATATCCTATTTTAACTAAGTTGTTTCCGTCAACTAATAATGTCTTTGTCAAAATACCCTCAATTAAAGGTTAGACTTCTTTTACTTCTTCCAATTTGTAGTCACCATCTGTACCGATGACTTTCTTCCAATATTCCGCTTGTTCGGACTTATACTTTTCAATAGACTTCTTTTCTTCAGCAGATTCTTTTCCTGCCAAGAAACCATGAGGTGTTACGATAATCTTACCGTCCTCATATCCCAATCCATTGATGTGGTTTTTCATAACCGATACTTTTGTTCTAACTGCAAACTTAACTTTTCTTTTGTCTTTGACCGCAGCAATCTTATTAGTTCCAGCATTTTTCTGATTACCAAATAAGAATACCAATGAGGAGTTTAACCAAATAGCTTCACCACCCTTAGCCTTAATCTTAGGTTGACCAAAAGGATTGTCGGGTAATTCTACCCACGGTTGATTAACAATCACCAATGTATTCTCATACTTAGATGTTGCTTTTCTTGAACCCGCAATTCTTTGGTTGATACCCATACCAATTTTGTCCGCCAATGTGGCTGCGTTATGTTGTTTACCACCCTTACCGTCAAAAGTCATTTTACAAGGAACAGAACCTACAGAATCCCACAAGAATAATAAATCGTACTCC